CACAAACTCTTTGTCTTGACGAGCACGGGTGCGCGGTGTGGTTCTTGGAGTAGGCGCACGAGCAACAGATGTCTCTCTCCAATTAGTTCTACGTTGAATGTTCAAAGACATGAAAACATAAACCTTCCTAGTGTTAGCTAGTTCCCAGGGTCTAGTTCAATGTGTTAGTTAGCAGGTGAGCAGAGAGCGCTGTGTTAAATTCAATTGAATTTACGTCTACTACACCTGCCCCAATGTCAAGTGAGAGAGAATCGTAGTAATTCTCTATGAGTATTTGAGTATCCGGCGCTATACCAAAAGCGCGGTAATAGCTTAATCTGGTTTCATCTGAGATTTCCTTCCGTTTGAAGGTAAGTCCTTTCATACGTTCGTAATTGCCAAATTCGATCATTCGAAACATGAAATCAGGATTAATCTCAACATCCTTAGTATATCGCTTAGCAGCACGATGGATGGCACTATGTAGTGCAAATGAAACAGGCACCCCAGAATTTATAATTCGCCCACATGTAGAAATAGCCATGTAAGAGCTAGCGATTTGTGAAACTGTTTCTGAACTCGCAAGAGTAATGCAATCTTTAGAGAGAGCTTTCTCTGGATTGCGAACCATAATCCATTCACCATTCACTTCAACTGGGTTTGACTGGCAGAATTCAATTTTCTCCAGTTCAAAACATGGTTCCTCCGTGATGGCATTGTAACCTCTCAATAGCCACCATTGCCTCAGAGTTTTGCGCAAAAGGTCGAGCTGATGATCCTCCAAGAAGATCACACAATCGTCCCCCATGTTTGCCAGACTAGCCACAAGACCAACCTCTTTGAAATATTCCCACATCAATCCACAAACTATTAGCTTGTTTCCCATCGATGTGTTGATTTGACCACTCCCTCGTCCCCCTTCCGGGCATCGGTAAGAAATGGCCCCATCACCAGCGACCGCAACACCAAAAGGCTTGCGTTGCCAGGACAAAAGTTCTTCCAGGTGCTGATCACCTGGAAAGGCTGCCTTGTAAAACTCAAACTCATAATCCAGTGCATCCGTACTTGTGTGTTGGTCAAATCGAGAAAAGTCCAATGGCACAGCGACTGGATTCTTAAATCGATCCCATTTCTGGGAAAGCAAAAACCCAAGTTGCTCGCAATTGTAACCACTCATGACAGTTGGTTCACCCCACACAGCATCAATCGCCTTCATAAACTTCTTCTCTGAAAATTTAAGATAAGTCATAAGTTCCAATGAATAGCGAGGATTTGGAAATTGGATCAGCCTCGGAGCCGGATCCCCCTTGACACTCAAATTAGTTTTCTCACACTTCAGAAATGCAGTGAGTTTGGAATCCTCAAAGCTTACTGGGTTCTCCTCAAGTGAATCAAACGCGCTGGCATAGCGCGAGGCTTTGCGACCTTTG